AACGTTGCCATATTTATCGCCGCTTGCTCGGTTGCCGCTTGTGTGCCGGTTACACCCGCCGTAAATTGTGCGAGCATATCGCCTCCGCCTAACAGCGCAGAGGCCGCATTGAGCCCCGTTTCACCAAAGAGCGACACAAGGAAAGCATTTTTTTCAGCGTCGCTGCCAAGGTTGCCCATAGCGATACGGAGTTCATCCATAGCCGCTCCGATACCTTTTGTGGTTAGCAGTTCGCCAAGTTTTTCCGACGACGTTCCCATTGTCAGCAGTTTGTCAGCAGCAGGGCCGCTTGCTGCTTGCAGTTTATTGATAACCGCCGTTAAAGCCGTACCCGCCTGACTGCCAACAAGGGATTTAGACGCAAGAACTTGTATAGCCGCATTGGTTTCCTCGAAGGAAAGATTGGCATTTGCCGCTGATGAACCAGCAACGTCTATCGCCTCCGCAACCGCCGAAACGGGCGCCGCGCCAACAGCAGCCGATGCCGCCAGAACATTCATAAAGCGGCTGCTTTCACGCGCCACTTCGTTTGTGTCGTTGATGTTGACCTTGAATTGAAGCAATGAACCCGACAGCGCCTCAACAGCGCCCTGCGCTCCAAGCGCCGAATCTGTTTTTGACAGCGTATTTACGTTATTTGCAAACGTGGTTAAGTCGGTAGAACTTCCCGCGAGTTGCGGCCCTATCTTACTAAGCGCCGTCTGGAACACGCCTAATTGCTCCGACGCGCCGCCGCCAAACTTAGCGGCTAAACCTTGCGCCCGTTCGCCTATATCTGTAAGCCCCGCGCCCGTAACGCCCGTAACAGCGGAAACCGACTGCAAATTCGTTTGGAATTCAGAGCCGATTTCAATGACTTTGCTAAACCCGTCGCTTATTGCCGATAGCCCTGTTTGTACCGCCCCGGCAACACCACCGCCAATAAGGCCGCCGATAAGTCCGCCCTTTAGCCCTTCGGAGAGTTGTTCGCCGAGATTGATTTTTTGCCCACTTAAGCCCTCGACGGACTTATCTACCTGCCTCATAGCGTCGTCAAGCCCCGCCGCCTCGGTGACGGTTTTCTTTAGTTCATCTTCCAGATTCTTAAATTCTGCCGTGCCTTTTTGTCCGCCGACAATCATAGCGGCAAGAGCGTTTTTAAGTTCGCTTGCCGCCGCTCCTGCCGCCGCTTTTGCTGTGGTAAAAGAAGTGGCAATGCTGCTGATTTGCGCCCCTGCATTGCCCGCGTTCAAATCAATTTTCAGCCCTTGCGTCGCTTGCCGCAAAGTGTCCATTGCTTCTTTGCCGCTTGCAAGAATTTTGTTCAGTGACTGTTCAAATGCGCTCGTATCAAGCGCAATCCGCGCCTCTAATGTAGTTGCCATCGGTGGTGGTGAAAGTGGCAAAAAGTGTCAGTGTCCGCGCCGTCTGCGTTCTCGCGCCGCTTCAAAGCCCTTGCGGTCGAACGGTTGCCAATGTAGGGCTTTTACGCGCCCTAAACGTCGTAAATAATCGCGGTACAGTATGTGTTCTGTCAGGAATTCAAATGTTGTGTTCGTCTCTTTTGCAAGCCAAGTGGCTGTTCCAAATGCGTGTTCGCTTTCCGGTACGTGTTCATAGCCCGTTATAGGGCTGTCGTCTGCGGTATATTGTTCGCCTGTTTCGTGGTTAATCGGCTTGATGCGAAAAATATCCCATTCGAGAATTTCATTTGCGTAGCCGATTTCACAGTTGTAGTTTTTTACGAAAAAGGGCAACAAATTCCGCCACCTCCTCCATATCAAGCGTTTCGCGGAATTCGGGCGAAAGGAATTCAGCTTTATCTTTTTCATCCCAAGTTTTAGTATCAACGCCAACGCAAAAACAATCAATCGTAGCAAGATGCCGCTCGATTCCCTTGCTAACGGACGCAGAGCCAAGCAGTGATGCGGCGACCTGCGGGCTGTTCTGTAATACAACGCCAAGAATCCCCTTTTCGCTCACATCCTGCGCACCTTTGAGGAGTTCGGGGTTTTCTGTAACGAATTTCAACATTTGATTGTCGTCGACGGCGGCAAGGTGCATTATAGCCGATTTCGATTCTTCGATTGTTTTCAGGTTAAACGGGCGCGGCGCTGCTTCGTAGGTATTGCCGGAAGAAAACGTAAGTTTCATTGATGTAATAAATTATGGTACATGACAAAAAACATCGGCGGGGCGTGGTGATTGGCGTAAAGCCGCCCCGCCGTGTGGTTATACGAAAATCGGCTTCCCGTAGCGCGATGTGGCCGCAATGACCTGCTGCGCCGGAGTGGTGAATTTCGTAGATGAAAATGCCGCAGTAACAAGGGTTAATGCCCCTTGCAGGGCAAATCCCGCAAGTTCAAGCGAAACGCGGTTGTACTTTTCGCCTTCCTGCTTGTATGCCCCTGAATTGGATTTCAGACGGCACGGCAAAAGGTATGCTTTCCGCTTTCCGTCGGATGAACCGCCGGAAACTATACCGCCGTAAATAACCGCCATGAGTTGCGAATTTGACCCCGACGAACCGAGTTGTTTTGTTCCGTCCTCAAACGTCAAATCCTCGGCAACTGTCGGCGTTGTGCTGATGTAGGTCGACAAAAAAGTTTGCAACGCTTCATCGTCTTGAACGTGCTCAATTTTGAGCGACGGCACTCCCGTATCGTCCTTGGTAACATCGCTGTTCAGGACGTAATCGGTGAGCGTGAATACAGCCGTAGTGCCAATGGTTGGTGTTGTTCCGTTGGCCATCGTCAGGAAATCTATTCGATTTCCACCGGCTAAAACTTGTCCGGGCATGGTGATTGCCTTTCGTAGTGGTGATTAGGTGAGAGGGATGCTTTTATCCCCGCTTTGGAGCGAGTCGCTGCAAGGTATTGATAGAGTCGGGGAGATGTCCCAAGTGGAACGCGCCAGTATCCGTACCCGTGCCAACGCTACGGCACATTCCCATAACATTCCGTAGCATTTTGTTGAACGCGGTTACACGATTGGTTACGTAACCGCTGTGATATATGTAGAGTTCTGAAAATAGTACCTGTAGTAGTTGTTTTTCGATAGATGGCAAAATCTGTTCGTGTGCGTCGCCCTCCCATATTATTTCGGGTAGGTTGCGGAAAATCCGCACTTGTTTAGCTGAGTAGTAATCAGTTTGGTGTTCGGGGCAATCTTCAATGGCATTTAGCCCGAATACCATGCCCCATAGTCCGCCAACGCCGCGCGGCAATTCGTCAAGCGTCGCAAAAACCTCGTGCGACTGCGGCGTTAAACTGTCGTCGCTGTCTACCCAACATATCCAGCCCCGCGTTGAAAGCATCTTTGCCGCATTCCGCGCCGCAGCAAAATGGAATTGACCGCCGTACCGGAATTCCGCGATAACAAGCTCCCTGTTATCAATTATTTGCCGCCCTTTTACCGTCGTTACAAAGCGTTCCGCCGCGCCATCAAGCGTAGCGTCATGCACTGTTTCGACGATCACGACTTCGACGCTTTTCGGGAGCGTGGGTAGCAGTACCTTCACTTTTTCAGCGTCGGCAGCATGGGTAATAATGTTAAAAGAAACGTCCATAATCAGCTAAAGTATTGCGTAAAATGAAATTCAAATGTGAGGTTAATCCAGTTCAGGTCTGCTTCGCCTTCCATCTGCACTGGGTAATTATTCGGGTAATGCACCGCCGTAATACTAAGTTTGTAGCCGCCGCTTCCGTATGTCCCTATCGTAATTCCCTTGTCGGTTGCCGTCCCGCCCGTATCGCTCAACGCCAGAGCATAGTCACGGAATTTGCGCTCTATCGCGTCGGCGTATATCCCTGAAAGTTCAAAGCTGGTATCAGCCGTAGAGTCGTTGCCCGCTTTTTTGTAGCGTACTAAAATTTCAACAGGGCTTTTGCCTTCTATTCTTCTTGCTGCCATATTTTCGCCGCCGTCACCGCTAAAGGTTTCTGCGCCTACCGCACACACGACAAACGGTAATGGGTAGTTGCCGCCTGTCTTGTATTGCTCTATAACCTTGCCGCTAAACGCTGTTATTTCGCCGCACAGTTTATTTGCTACGGCAAGGATAAATTCGCGCCTGTTACGGGCTTCTGTAGGTAATCGCAAACTCATGAATCTTTGCGCCTTTCTATTTCGTTCCGCAGACATTTGTTCATCCACTCGCTTATTGCGTCGAACTCTGCCAGCATCCAATCCATAGAAATATCATTTGGCGATATATCGTCTTTTGGCAAAAGTGCGACGGACATAAAGGAACGGGTTTCGCCCGAAACAGTTCTCAAATAAGTAATCGGCTTGTAAAATTCCACAACAAGGAAGTTTTTGTCGTAACCTTGCAAGTGCTTTATCGCTACGCTTTGTATCGTGCTGTAATGCAATTGAAATCCGTTTGTCGTTACATATACTTCCAAATCACTGCTATTCACACCAACCGCTATTTTACTTGCAGCAAGCATCATATCATTTTTCATGAATTAAACTCCGTTGCTATTTCTTCAATTAAATCCCGTAGCATTTCCGGCAAATCTTCACGCTGAAAATCCCCCAGCGCAGGGCTTAGAAACGGACGCGCCGGAATGCCGATGTTGTGCGCCCGTGTTTTGCGTGTGAATACCACCGCCCCGCCAACCGTAAATCGCTGTAATTTGGTAGAGCCGGGATGTTTGATAGTTTTGCCGCGCTCGTGTATTTCAGCGTAAAACGTCTGCGTTCCGTAGCGTAGCACGTTGCCGCTGATGTCAAAAATGTTTTCCGACGCGCCCCGTTGAAATGACTTAAACAGCCGTCCCGACACTATGCGAAGCGTTGCTGTCGTGTTGCGCGGCTGCCCGTCGCGATTCCTCATGTGCGTCGCTACGCGCCCCTGCAAAACGACAGCGGCGGTTTGCAGGAACGATTTGACTTTAGGGCGTAGGTCGGGTATCATACTAAAATTTTATAGGCTTGCAAAAACTGCTTAAGCATCTTATCTATATCGCTGAATTTGGCTGAGGTAACAACGCCACCCTGATTGACGGCCTGCGATTCAAGCGCAACAAAGTCGCTGCTGCTGCCACTGCCGTATTTTTTATAGAAATAGGTTACGTACTCCATTGCCGCTTGCCGCACGTCGTCGGGCATTGTGGCAAACCCTACCGCAATCGTGCATTTATAGCGATACCCCGCGATGAAACTATCCGCATTGAAAAGCTGAAATACATTATCCCCTATTTGCTCTAAATACACCTCCGTCAGTTGCTCCCATGTGTCGGCCGGATCGGCGCGTTCATACACGCTTCCGGCGGTTAGCGTAACCTCGGTAGTGAAAGGCAAAATATAGGCGCTTTCGTCGGTGCCGATAAACTGCCACGCGGTTTTGGTGGTTTGCACTAAGGGCTGACCGCAGTATTTTTCAAATCGTTTCCCGCAAGCGTCTATAAGTTCCGTCAGCCAATCGTCTTGGCTTGTGTCGCTTATGTTAATAGCGGGTATGGCCTTTACTTCGGCAAGGGTTAAAATCATTTGTTTTCCGCTATAAAAAGGGCTTTATTTTCTTTTTGTTTTTTGGCTTTTACTACGGGCGGCGCTCCGGCTTTATAGCCGATGAGCCGCGCCTGATACTCAGTCAGCACGCCTCCGGCGCGGACGAGCAACATAGCCCCGTCCGCGCCTTTAGGCATTTCGTGCGATACATTGGCGTCTACCCATATATCGCGGTCTACTGTTATGCGTCCGGTCGTCATGACGGCAACCGGAGAATGTCGGCAAGCCCTCTGTCGGCGGCTGTAATAACCGTGTTTTTCGGGTTTGATAGAATAGCGAAAGCAATCAGATACGTACCCGCCGAGCCATCGCCTGTAACTGCCGATAAATCCACATAGCGTTTCCGTCCGGCTGTCGGAAATTCATAAAGATATGCCGTGTTATCGGCTGTCGCTGAGGGCAACGCCGATGTGCTTCCCGCGATGTTGGTTGATGTTCCGGTAATAAGCCCCGTTATATCCGCCCCGCTTGACAGCGTATTCGCGTCGGTAAGCGTATCGGATTCCTGCACTTTCATCGTAGCCATAGCAATATCCATAGCGCCGAAGTAGACATAAATCTGGCAGTAGCCCCACCCCGAAAGGTCGACGGCTGCGGTTGTCGGCGTTCCCGCGTCGGAGATAGCGGCGGAGGGCATTATCCCGACAAATTTTGAGTTCTGTGCGTTTATCATGTGTGTTTGATTAGTAGTGAAACATTAAGAAGCGGCGGTAATAAGCCCGCAGATTGCGCCCGTCACACGGTTTGCCGCCGTTGCGTCCGCGTTGCCTACGTCATGATGGTTAATGTCGAAACGGCTGGTTGCGACAGTCATAATCTGGTCGGAGGACATGAGCGGAATGTCGGAGGATTTAAGGGTAATTTTCCGGCGGTCACCAAAAAGCGAACCCATGCGGAAATTTGCGAATAAAGCGCAAACCTGAGAATTGGCCTGCACTGTAGGCATAACTTCTACGAAATTCACGGGGTAACCCAAGAACTTGGGCTGACCACCCGCAACAACTTCGGCCATCGTCACCCCGCCAACGGAAAGTTGCAGCGGCACAATAACGCTGTAGAAATATGTAGGGCTGCAATACCATTCCGCACCCATACGGGCGTATGATGCAATTTTCCCAACGACGGCATGATGGTCTGCGAGCGTTAATTCGGAATAGAGGTTGCCCGTCCCTACAACCAATCCTGCTATGTCGGCAATAGTGCCGCTCAGCCCTTTAAGGCGTTCCCGCGCCCCTGTAATATTGCCGTAGGTGCTTGTAGCGTCACCGTTAAAAGCACAGTCGTCAATTTTTTGCGCTTGCGAAAGCGCGATTTCCTGAGCGAGAAAATCAGCCCACTGAATAATCGTGTCCTCGGTTAATTCAGACGATGAAACGATTTCCGTAAATAATTTGCGGGTTTGTAGTTGAACCTGTGAAATGGTTGGCTGAGAAGCGGTTGCAGTATCGCCCTCTTTAGCAAAGTACGACGTAACGCCGCCCGTTCGTTTCGGCTGCACGAAAATGTCGCTTGTCATGATGACGCGCTGCGCTTTTTGCTCAAACACGCCATACATATTGCGTAGCGCAACAATCGTCGGGTTGAATTGTGGTAGCACCGTTGCGCCCCCGGCGGTATTTACCGACTCCGACGCTGCTTTTTCAAATAATCCGTTTTCACGGCAATACTCCTTGGCGTTGTCATTGCCTAATACCGCGCCGAGAAACCATTTGCCAAATTGAAATGCGGTAATGTTGTCGGGTTTCCCGTCCAGAGTTTTGAAGATGGTCGTGGGTTGATACGCTTTTACGCGCACTTCCGTAGCATTGCCACGCTCTGGTATTTCAGCCGAAAGCACATGGACATTCGTTGCTTTCGAAAGTTCTTTCTGTCTTTCCGCGTTGCGTTGCAAGATGTTTTTTATCTCTACCGCGTCCGCAATTTCCTTCCGCAAAGCGTCCGATTCGGCGGCAAGCTTCTTGATTTCTTCTGCCAGAGCCGCGCCTTTTTCGCCAATAAATTCGTCGTCGGGCAATGCCGATTTTGCCGATAAGTCCGCGACTATCACGGCAAGCCGCTTTTGCTTTTCTTCGAGTGTGTTGTTCATAGTGTTATAGTGGTTGTGTGGTGAATAGTCGCGACTTTTGCTGTTAGCCGCGCTTTCTGCGCCATTGCCGCGCTTACATCGCCCGTAGGTACAACATCTCCCGAATTGCCCTTTGATGTGTCTGTAATGCTCGTTTCCGGCGTGTGTTTGCTGACAAATTCCGTCAGTGTGTTTGCGTGTTCGGTAAGTCCTGCCGCTACTGCGGTCAGGGTTTCGAGGTTGGCGGCTGATACGCTCCGCCCCGCTTTGAATTCCGCTATCCGCGCCGCTTTTTCGGCGGGGTTGCTAATGGCTAAAATGCTTTCTACATATTGCCGTACTTCCGCGCTGAATTCCGCTAATAACTCCGGCAAATCGCCCGTACCTTGCTTTGCGTAGCCATAAATTCTGTCGAACAACCCCCAGAATAATCTATCCATAACCGTCATTGCGGCGTTCATGGCAACCTCCGGCGCGGTATCGCCCAACAGCGCCCCCTTTACCCCGATAAGCGCCGTCATGCGGTTCATGCCGACAAGCACGGGCGACCATTCGTAAAGTTCGATTTCCGTTATTTCCCGCACGCCTTTTACGTATCGGAAGCCGCCGTTGGGGATTGAAAATCCTATGCTGAATTCATCTATGATGCCCTTGCGGACGTTGCTGTATGCCTCCGCTCCCGCTTGTGTATCAAGGTTGAATTCCGCCGATACAAGCAGGCCGCCAAGGGCTTTTATGCTGTCAGGTAGGCGATGGTCACCGGGTAAAAGTTCCTCTGCTGATAGCGTCCGCGCTATAGGCATTTCCCAATTGTGCGACATTACCCCTTTGGGCAATTTTACAGCAAGAGACTTTTTGAACGCGCCGGGCATAATGCGGTCATTGCCGCTATCTACGTTGTTGAACACGGCAACGATAATATCGGCTGTGCCTTCGCCCTTGTCGGCGGCCTTGGTGTGCAGGGATTTGTAGTATTTTTCCATAGTGCAAATAAAAAAGGCAATCCCCGCGTTATGCGAGTATTGCCTTTGAGTTAAACTCTTTGACATTAGCGGAATTGCACCGCCGTATTTATGTTGCTGTTATGCCTTTTGCGGGAATGTTAGGCAGCGACAATTTACGTTTTCCTCGGCAACGCTTCCCGCGCACGGAAACATCATCGTATCGCTCCCTACGCTGAATTTCCCGTCTTCGCCCCGCTTTGTGCCGTCGGCTTTGGAATGTGAATCACGTACCTTACCGTCGCGCTGTGATAGCCACGTTAAATCCCACCCCTTGCGGCTCCATACCGTCGTTTGCGCTGAATTTGTTGCGTAAGTCGTCGTCGTTACTGCAATGGTGTTTGCGCGGCTTTCTTTCAGCGTTTTGAACTTTGCCGTTGCTGCGTCGGCAAATAGTTTTTTCAGTTTAGCCGCGTCCGCCTCAGGGTTGTCTTTCGCTACTTTGCTAATCACTTCCTTTAACTCAGCGTCCATCGTATCATAGCCGACGCTTATTTTATCCAAAGAATCATTCAGCGACTCCGATAACGCTTCGTCAAAATCGCTTTCAATAGCGTCCCAATCTTCGCTGATTTCATCGGCGGCGGAACGCGCCATATTGCCGATGAGTTTTAGCAGTATATCTGTCGCGGCTTCGGCAGTGGTAATTTTCGCCGCTTCTATATCAAACAAATCAATCGTTGTGTCAAGTTCTTTGGTTAGCGTTATATCGCGACGTTTCATTCCCGCAATGTTCTTCAGCACTTCCTTTTCC